ATAATGTTTGTGATGGTTCTTTGAAAGGTAAAGGCATAAACGCATCTCTGATGTTTCCACCAGGTGTATCTACATCCCTGAACTCTCCAGGCTGAATTGAGTTTGCTTCGTCTCGAACACGAATACCTCGTTGTTTGAAACCTGCAGGCATATTTGAAAATGTACCTGCATCTATTAACTGTCTTAATGCATTAGTCGCTGTTCTTGATAGACCACCGATCATGTGTATTAAACCAAATCCATAAAAACCTAAACCCGGTAAAAATTTAAAATGAACAAAATATTCTATTTTCTTTTTTAACGGATCGTTTGGTTGATAGTTTCTTCTTATAGATAGAACTTCTCTACTACCTGCATCTAGAGTTACAATATATGGAAGTTTAATTCCAGTCATGTCTCCAGCTGTATCTTTGTCTTCAAATCCTTCCAGATCTAAATTTGTGTGGAATTCTAAAACAGTGAAGATTTCTTCTTCTCTAGTTTTTGTAACTCCTTCTAACTCTCTTTCTTTTTTCTCAACTTCTGTTTCTTGTGAGTAACCAGGATTTATTTCTATGTCTCTATAAAAACCTGACACTTGTTTTTTTCTTAGATCATTTTCTGACATCTTTAATCTATGTACAACAGCTTCTGCATCTTCAATTGAAGTTGCAGTGTATGGTACAATCAAATCATCCGCTGGCACAAATTTAGATACAGCTCTGCCTAAGAGCTCGTCGTAATAGACTTTCTTAAAAGCAGAGCCACTAAGAGGGAGATAAAAAAGCATCTGATCGAACTCGGGTTCATACTCTTTCATCACATTCATGAGTTGATAGTTCATGAAGTCTTTTACTCTGACAGACTGATCTTCTTTCTGTCTACTCGGTGCACCCATTGTTTGAGTGTGCACTGGTCCATTTGCTGGAAGTAATTCTTTGTAAGCTTGCGCTTGAAACTGTGTAACTGCTTCACCTAAAACTGGGTGAGTAACACCACTTGCATTTTGAAAAGGTTGTGTTCTGTTTTCATATTTAAATCCTAAAAGGTCTAAACCTTTTGCGTAACTTTGTTCCCAATCTTTTCTAGAATTTTTATAATTTTCGTAAGACTCAAATAAAGTAGAGCCAAGTTGTCCTAAAATATCTGGCGGTAGTAAATCAGCCAGGTTATCAAAATGACCTTCGCCACCTGGTTGGTTAACTACTTCAGGATCAAATTTTACTTCAACAGATCCGTCTTCCTGTTCTTCGATTTTTACATCTTCAGGTCCGACCTGTTCTTTAATACTTACTTGTTCCGCTGCCTGAAGGTCTTCTTCACTAGGCGTTTTTATTGTTTGCTCTACGTTTGGTAAAGCTTTGTCTATTTCTGCCATTTATTTTCTCCGAGTTCTGGACCACTATAGGCTGTTTTAGTTTAATATTCAACCCCTGTGGGTTGGGACCTCTAAGCGGAGGGATCGTCGTAGTCAGTCGTTTTATCAAAACTAAACCCCCTATCTTTTATGTCCGAATACTTTTGAGCTAGTTCTGGACCCAGTAAATAAGCTATTCCCAGTTCTTCATTTTCTAATCCACGCTCTGCTGCTTTAGCTACATCAGCTGCACCAAGCCCTACACCTACCGCACCTACAAAAGGTATAAACGGTGATATAGCTCTTAGAATACCTTTAGCTGATGCTTTGAGTAATGTTCCTTTTGGTATATCCAAATCTTTAATTTGCTCTGCTGCTTTACCAAAAGTTTTAGTGCTTACAGCTTCTGCTTTTACTAAAGCATTGTGTTGTCTTTTAGTAGACAAAAAAGAATCACGATCATGATGTTTAAAAGGTTTTACTGTATCATTTTCTTTAAAAGCATTTTCAAATAATTCTTTTGTTAAAGCTTTTTCTGGTCTAGGTATTTTGTCTGCTGTTGTAACCCCAGCTATATTTATCGTAGGGTTTATATCTGTTAATAGTGGATCAGGTATTTTTAAATTTTTTAATGTATCATAAATATGTGGAAACTTTCCTGTTGCACTTTCATAAAAAACTTTATTACCTCCTCCTATTCTACCAACATCACCAATATCAACCTTAACTCCAAGAGTTTTTAAATACTCATCAATATTTTTTAATTTATCGGTTTGACCTTCTAGTCTCCCTCCTTTTTTAAAATATCTATCAACCTGTCCTTCTATAAAAGCTTGGTTAAATTGAGAAGGTGTAATATTTAAATTAATAGTTTGTTTTGTTATACGTTGACCTTTTTCTATTTTATTAATATCAAATATGTCAAAGATTTTACTTTTCTTTGCTTGATCTACATAATAACTATCGGGTCTTGTTTTTTGAAAAAAATTTCCGTCTTTGTCAATTCTAACATCCATTAATTTTTTTATCTCTCTACCAAACTCTGTATTGTTTATGGCGTTAGGTTTATTCTTAAAAAAATCATTTAATTTTTTCTTTTGTTTATTTACAATTTTAAATCTTTCTAGCTCTGCTTCACTTGCATACTTTGTACCAACTGCTGCTTTTGTAGCTCTTGTGGCTTTAGCTTTCTTTGCAGATTCTAATTTTTGTTCTTCTGTCATCTTTCTAGATTCTGGAAAAGATTCTGCAGCGGCTACAGATCTAATTTTTGCACCAACTTTACCGCCGGGTCTTAGCTCGTTTAATTTTAAAATGTCTTCTGTAGATCTACCAGTTATTTTTAATATGTCTTTAAACTCTGGGGAGTCAACACCTGCAGCTATGGCTCGATTAAATCGGTTAATATATTGAGCCGGAATTATCCCGGTGCCTTTTCTAGTCAAACCTCTTTTTGCAGCAAATCTTTTTTGAGCGTCTGTTACTTCAGCTTTAAATAAATCAAAATCACCTGTTTCAAAAATTCTATCAACAAGTTCTTTAAATTTTTTGTCTCTGATTAATTTTGATGCTACACCATCTGCATCTCTCTTAGCGTATGCTAATGCTCTTTGGGCAGGAGTTAGTACCATACTAGCCTCCTAGTAAACTTGCGATGCCGCCTTGTGCTAATGAAATTACTTTTTCTTCTTTGATTTCTTCTATTTCTTTTGGTTGAGCTTGTGCCATACCGGCTAAAGCTTCTCTTCTAAACTGTTCAAAAGACATGGGCTCTAGACCTTGTTCTAACATGTCGTATCTATATTTCTCGTATTCTTCTCTTAAAAACGGATCTTCTGCCATCTGCATATCAGCTTCTGACATCATCATCTCTGCATCATCAGTTGCCATGATCCCTGAGTCCTGGTCCCTGGACCCCATAGTATTTTTAAGATCGTCTAGTGGAGTCATCTCTATCTCTTTGATTTTTATATTTTCACCCTTGATATAATCTGTCAGAGTATCATAACCCATGTTGTCTCTTTCAAAGGCGTCGATTACATCACTATAAGTTTCAAATTCCATTTTAATAATACTCCAGTTGTCTTCGGTCAGGTAACGGCTCGTCCTTCTCATCTTCAGGGTGAGCTATCAACCCGCCTTGTCGTATTCTCATCAATGCTTGCGTTGTACTATCAACGTAGTCATCGTGGTCACCATGCGGAAACGCTGCACACTCTTCAACAACTTCTTGTGCAAAGTGTTCATGCATAGGAGCCCAAATTTTTCCACTCTCAAAGAGCGGAGAAACAGAGTTTACTCTAGCGTGTTTATCATTTCCTTTGCTTGGTGTAAAGTTAATTACGGGTATACCCATTCGTCTTAATTCTGATGTTAATGGGATTCCAGAGGCTTTTGCCTCAACCAATACCATATCAGGACGCCACCAGAGATACTCTTCATGAGCCACGCGTCGGAGCTCAGGGAACTCGTACCTATCTTTGAAAGCGTTGAGTAATATAATACCATAGCCATGGTCTTCATCTTCAAAGACTCCCCATGTCGTTATCGCACTAAAGTCGGCAGATTCTTTTTTCAAAAATGCTGTATCGTAACTTTGAACTTTGTAAACAATTCTAGGTGGGTGTTCTCCTGTCCAATCTCTCCACCAGTCTCTTTTGATAATCGCACCTTCTTCTGCTGTTGGCTGTTGCATGTATTGTGCATTCCAGTTTGATACAGGTATAGATGCTTTAGTTTTTTCTAATTCTTTTACACTCCAATATTCCGGCCACACAGGATTTCCGTTTGGAAGTATTGCTGGTAGTTCTACAACTTCCCATTCATCTGATCCTTCTTCTCCCTGAGCCTTGAGTAATTGTCCAGTAAGATCTTTTGTAGACCAACGTGTCATTACAACTACGATACGACCACCTGGTTGTAAACGCTGACGTGGACCTGACGTATACCAGTTCCATGCTTTGTCAAAAGACTTACTATCTTTTCTAATATCTTGTTCTTTGTGTGGATCATCAATGATCAGGAGATCGGCACCACGACCTGTTATTGCTCCACCAACACCGGCAGCGAAGTATTCTCCTCCCTGTTCCGTTTTCCATTTACCAGC